TATAGTTGATGCTCTGTCTCTTGCTGCGGCAGATACGTCAGCCTCTATATCAACGTCTCGTCGGCCTTCTAACTGCTGCTGCGCTTCTATGTCAGCGGCAATCTCATCTATCAGGGCGGCACCGCGCTCCATGTCGAGATCTGCGGAGAGATCAGCGTCTTGTTGCGCTATAAAGTCTTCTCGTTCCTTAATCTTTGCCTGCTCTTTTTCTAGAGCAGAGTCATAGTTGGCCTTGTTTCTGCGACCAGCAATAGCGTTAACAACTAGGTCTGCACCGGCACCAACAGCGCCACCAACAGTAAACTCATCGTATAGTGTTGGCCCAAGTAACTCGGCGTCCTCGTTGTATACGCCTTTCTCAATGGCATTCTGCGCGATACTAGCCAAGACTTCTTGAGTAGCCTCGACGCCGCCGGTTCTCAGGGCAGAGCCTAAGACTTCTCTGTATCCCTTAGGCAGCTTGATGTTTCCATCAGCGTCAATCCTCTTGAGTAGTCTTGTTGGAGCAGCTAGTTCGCTGAGTCCGACAACGCCGCTAAGAATAGCAGCGGTGTCTTCTTGATCTTCTGAGACATCAATGCCTCTTGCTCTTGCAGCTTCTACCTGCTGCATCTGTGTGCCCGTACCAGAGCCAACAGCTAAGGTTCCCGTGGCACCAGCCCCAAGAATCTTTGCGCCCTTGCCTGCCAAGCCTGCCAAACGTAACGCTGCTGCTGGGGTAAAGAACGTGGCAAACGAACCTATACCTTCACCGAACTTGGTGATCCATGTGTCTCGGTAAGCCTCATCAGCCCCAAGGTATTCGTCTATTGCCTGTCTGCCTTCGCGTGAGGCCGCTACAAGGGCGTTCTCATCGCCATCGTCTATGACATCCTCGAATCCAGCGAGGTTTGTGGCGGCGTCAGATAGCTCTCCAACGCCCTCTCCAGCAGAGACAAAGGTGTTACCGAACCCACGAGCAATAGCTTTACCGAACTCAAAGGTCTGACCACCAACCGTGCGCTCATCTGCTAGCGGGTCTTCGTCTTGCGCGGCGACTTGATTCAGCGCCTCGTCAGGAAACTCCTGAGCAAAGATCCGATCTAGATCCGCATCTGTAGGCGGCGTATCACCAGTAAGCTTTAGCTTGCGCCCTTTAGGATCGGTAACCAGATATGTAGGCATTTATGGCACTCGCTCCACTTGATACTTGGAATCGCCATCCTTAGCAGGCGGCTTACCAATCTGGCTAAACTTTGGGCCTTTGTATATAACGCCCATCATTGATGTTGCTTGTTGTATCAAGAAGTCCGCTATGTCTGTCTTCTGATCTGGGGTCATTCCGTCTGAGATCAAATCATCCATAGCAGACGTGACGTATTGCAGAACCGCCCTTTCGTTAAGAGCTTCCCTATCAAGCCTGTCACCCTCTTCCTTATCAACCTTGAGCAAGAACTCTTGGAGGTTGGCCTGCATTCCAAGAACAGTCTTTTCTGCTGCGGCTTGACTGACATTGTAGTCCTTCAGCCCAGCGATCCGAACTTTCTGAGCCTCGACCTCACGCTTCTGCTTGTCTATCTCAGAAGCAAACGCCGCGTCCATCTCTGATTTCTTCAGGCCGAGTCTGGCTGCACGATCCTTAGCTTCAACTGCACGTTTCTGCGCGTTGGATGCCGCAACAACCTTGCCTGCCTCAGACAATCCTTCACCCAACTTGCCACGAGCAATGCCTGCGCCTAACGCAATCAACGACTGAGCACCTCGCTCACTCTTGATGTCTGCTAACTGCTTCTGAGTCTCTGCTTCGTACTCATCTACCAAGGCTTTGTATGATAGCGTTGGACGCTTCTGATTTTCTATCAGATCAGCCAAGCCCAATGCTTCGCCGTATAGATCTGACGCATTAAAGATGTCATCGCCAGCAGCCTTCATCTGCTGCTCGACTATCTTTTCATAGTTCGACTTTAAGCCTGTGGCCCCTGTGCCTTGAACACTGGTGCCTGCATCGCCACCTCTGTTTCTGTCCTTTGTCTCTGTGTAGTCAGTCAGGTTTATGCCGAACTGTTGGTTGAAGGTTTGCTGCGGGGCGTTACCAGCGGCATTCGGAGCCAAGATTGCACTGAGAGCGTCAGGAGTTAAATCCTCAGGTTTGACTCTGCTAGCGTCAGTTTCCTGAGCATTCGTGGCGACTGGCTTTGGCGATGCAGAGTCAACCAAAGCTTCCTGCTCTGCCCTGCGCCGAGCCATTATCTCTTGCTTGGTTCCGCTCAAGGTAGGGTTTTGTTTTCTTTCGGCTATCCTGTCCATAATGGCTCTCATTTGAGCCTTAGGCGTATCACCAATAGCAGGGCCAGCCACCTCTGCATCCCGTCTTGCTTGGGATTGCTGACGCAACAGATCCCCGTATTCGTTTAGCTGCAACTGTCTAGTACGCGCTGCCAGCTTAGGATCTGTACCCTGAGGAGTCACTGTCTCGCCAGTCATCTTGGAAAGCTCAGACGCATACATACGGTCAACGTCCGTGACCGGGAACGGCTTGATGTCAGGGTATTGGCTTGGGTCTTGATCCACTACGTTCCTGAAACCACCAACGTTCTCGTCATACATCTCTTGCGTGTATGCGGTTTGTGGTGCGCTAAATGTGCCCACTGCTTCACTAGGCTGTCTGTTACGCCTTTCCCTAGAGCCAGCGGACAACTCATCTAGGAACGCCTGAGACGGTTTAACAGCCAGTGCTCGGTCAACCATCCGCTGCCTCATTGCTGGGCTTGTATTTGGATAAAACCTTCTATTAGTGTCGTATTCTTCGGGGTCTCGTGGCGTAGGCTCGAAGTCCCCCATAGCGTCAACAACAGGAGCTTGACTACCAAAGACCTGTTGTAGCGCATCGTAAGCAGCGTTACCCGGACGCACGATATCTGTCATGGGGATGTTCTCCATGACGCTGCCAACTCCCTGCGTGTTAGGAGGCATAACCGTAGAAGTTGGCTGGTCAGTGACGCTTTGCACTGAAGCCTCACCAGCGGTGTTGTAGTACATACCGCCGAGCCGCCTCATAACTTCATCATAAGTGACTCCTTTATCCTTTAGCTGCTGCAAGTACTGCATCCTTGGGTCATCAGCGGCAAACGGTACGCCTCGACCAGCAGCCATCGGCACAGGAGCGCCCATAGCAGCCTGCATCTGAGGATCTGGAGGTGCAATAGCAGCTATACCCTGCTGAACAACCTGATCCTTGACCGTGCCTTGAGGCGCTTGCTGCTGCTGATCAGAGAAACGTTTACGCATATCTGTGCGTCTTTGTATCTCTGAGATCACAAGGAACTGAGGCACCTGACCAGTAGGAGCTTGAGCTTCCTGCTGTAGCCTTTGATCTGGCAGTCCCTTAACCATGTCTTCAACATCAAGTATGTTCATAATTACTTACTAACCCCGGTTAGCGTTATATAGACCGACGCCGCCAATACCAGCGCCAAGCAAACGTTCAGTCTCGCTAGGGCCACCAAAGCTTGTCGTGGTCGTTCCCGGCGTGACGGGGAGACCTTGAAGCATGGAGTTGTAGAACGCTAACTGCTCTCTTGGGAATGCCTGTTGACGCAGGAAGTCCTGATAACCCATATCCATGCCGCGCTGTCCCATCATGCGCTCAATCTCACCGGCAGCTTGCAGGTTCCTAAGACGCTCGATCTCCATGCGCTGGGCATCTACGCCTAGCTGACCTAGCAGACGGGCTGAATCTAGCTGCTGCTGGCGGTCTGATCTGTCGCTTGCAATGCTAGATAAACCCAGCCTCGCTCGTTGCTCTTCAATTGCAGCGTTCTGCTGACGCGCAGACATACGAGCCTGATTCTCTGCCTGATTGACCCGCTCTTGAATCTCCTGTGCAGACAAACCAAGCCGTGCAGCTTGCTGCCTAGCGGCCTCACCAGCCTGATAGACGGCACGTTCTTCTCGCTGCTGCTCAAGCCGCAACTGCTCGTTGGTCTTGAACTGTGTCTGTTCAAACTTCTCACGCGCCTGCATGAGTTGCTCGTTGGTAGAGAACTGTTGTTGCCTGAACGTCTCTTCTGCTCGTTTTGCTGCATCTTCCTGCTGCTGTGCCGTGAGTCCAAGCTTCGCAGCTTCCTGCTTTGCCTGCTCTCCTGCTTGAAATGCTGATTGATTCAGCTTCTCCATCAGCGCCTTACCAGACTCAGACTGGGCAAACGCATCTTGCTTAAACTTCTCTTGCGCTTGCTTTGCCGCCTCTTCCTGCTGCGCGGCATTGAGTCCAAGCTTCGCAGCTTCTTGTCTGGCAGACTCGCCAGCATTGACTGCGTTCTGCGTAAACTGCTCTGCTTGTTGTAGAGCCTGTTGCCGCTGACCGGCGGCCTCTAGCCCGAATTTACCTTCGGATAATCGCGCTGATCTGTCAGCTTCAAACGCAGCTTGAGCCTGCTGAAACGCCGCCTGATCACCTGTGGCTTGAATCTCATCAAGCTGTTTTCTGGTGTCAGACCCAAGCTCTGCGGACAGTATGGCCTCTCTGTAGCCCCCTAGACCCCCAGACTGGGCAGCTTGCTGCTCTATCTGAGACTGGGATATATCAGCCTGCTTCTGGGCCTCCTGCTTACGCATATCCGTAACCAACTGGGTGTACGGATTCATGTATTTTTCTAGTGTCGCTGGGTCTGCAATGGTGCCTGCTTGGAATCCCGGCCCTTGATCAATCTCACCTGTATACTGCGACTCACGAGTGGTTGCCTGATAGCCGGGGTCAAACGTGCCAGCCATGTAGTCAGACGATATATCGCCAGCTTGATACCCTTGCTCTCTGCTTCCTGCTTGGTAGCCCGGATCAAACGTACCGGCCTCATAGCCTACATCACGCTGTCCCGGCATGTAGCCCACACCGCGCTGATCTGCTTGATATAAGTTGCTGATATTCCCAGCGTCATAGCCAGAATCAATGTTGCCTGCATTGTATCCTGAGTACTGCATAGGCGGCCTGTAGCCCTGCATTACGTCTTGTCCTGACATGAATGGAGTAGAAGAACCTACCTGTGACGCAATGTTGGAGGCATCAGTAAACTGCTGCGGCCCTCCTCTTCGAGCCATATCCTCGAAGCCTTGCATCCCAGCAATCTCTCGGTTGGTAAACTCGGCAAGTCGCTGTCCGGGGTAAGCTTCGTATGGACGGGTACTCTCAAAGACAGTACGCCCCATAAGCTCTTCAAAATAAGGACGGGCATACTCAGGGATATTTGTTTGTGTAACCTTGCTTTCTTGAACGCCGCTACTGCCTTTACTCTTTCCCATCTTCTAGGCTCCTTTCATATACAACATAAGATCTGGAAAACTCGTCTTGCTCAAGCCACTTCCAGAATCCCATACGCGCAGTGGCCTCTATGCCAGTGCAATTTTCATCTTTACCAAACTCTTTGAAACGATCCAGCATGTCCCATACCCAACCGTTGAAATTGTCTCCCCCAAGAAACTGTATCGCTAGCATTTTTTTCTCTGGATACTGATAAATCTCAGTGGTTCCAACGCCTTCGATACGTTTCTCTTCGTCAAAGGCAACCCACAACTGCTGGCTACCGTTGAGTATCGCAGCATAAAGAAACTCTAGATTCCAACGCCCATGAGACCTATCAACCGCCCTTGCCAACTGAGGCTTCACCTCTACCCAAAGCGTGTTCAGGTAGTTAGGGGGGATCATTGTGATCGTATGGGTCACCTCTCTAGGCTCATCCCTACGCCTAACCTTAGGCTCTCTGGAGATGTCCTTGAACTGTGATGCGTCGAAGTCTAGTAGTTTATTCATGCTGGTAGTATACCCCCTGCTTTAGCTTGAATCGGTGCTGGCTGCCTTGTTGTGCCAGTCCTCTCCATGCGGACTCTATCCATCATGCCCTCAAGCTCTTGTGCTCCAGCAGAACTGTCGCCGTCACCCAGCCCAGATACAACATCACCGGGAACAATAAACTCGCCGGGAGACACCGCTACAGGCTGCTGATCACCAATCATTCCGGGGATCATGTCATCCATACCGCCGCCTTGACCCTGAATCAACCCCTCTTTCTGAGATCCGGGGACAACTCCCTCAAGAACCTCAGACCTCAGAGCTTGGAAGGCTTCAATACCAAACTCATCGATGAACCGCTTGATGACAAGGTCTGTCTCTTCTTCTGACAAACGACCCATCAGGGCCATTGCCGTCTGATCAAAAAGCATCTTCTCCATTCCGGCGTTAGTCTCACCGCCTGCCTGCATGCCGTAAGCTTCCCCATACCGCATACCGGCTATGTCGGTCTCAGTCGTTTCATCAAAAGGATTTGCGTCAAGGTAGTCTTGAGCGGCCTTGCGCTTTCGCCCACCTACAGACTGCCTGTTCACAATCTCTAAAGCTTCAGCGCGTCTCGATGGATCTGCTGCCGCTATAAATGGATTATCTGACATGCTTGATGCCATGACCGCAGCGGTATCAGTGCTTGCCGTGCTTGTCCCTGTTTCTGCTGGTTCAGGGTTACGGAAGTACATAATCTCTGGATCTATGCCGGGACGGTAACCCTCAAGATCTGCTGGACTGATAACCTCAGTACCCCTCAAGCCTCTCTGCGCCGCAGCGGGGCCGCCAAGTCCTGAACCCAAACCAAAGTTGAGTCCTCCACCGGGGTTAAAATTGCCGGGATCACTAGATGGGCCGCCACCCATCATCATCTTTACTGGAGGCGCTTCGCCTGCCAGACCGTAAACGCCTGACACTGTGTCCATGTAGTTCTGTGGATTGATGCTTGTTATGCCACCCTCTGCCAGACCGCCTACACCGCCAGATGTGCTGCCGTACCTGCTTGCCTCTAGGCCAGCCTGATTACGTCGATAGTCCTCTTCTCGCTCTTCCGCAGACTGCCCGAACATGCGCTCCATCTCGTTTAACCGATCTATTTCTGCGCGTTGACCTTCGCCTACTGCGATAGGGATCGCGGCGCTAGGAGTCAGCAAGCCCTTACCAATATCGGCAAGCCCCCCGTCTTTTACAACATCAAAAGCAGACATGTCGGATGCGAACTTTTTAGCTGCATCGGCACCTGCTCTAGCAGTCTCCGCTTGAGCTATAAAAGGATTGTTTGCTGCGGTTAAAGCGTCAGGAGTTGCTCCCGCTGCTATCTGTTGAGCTTTAGATAGATCTGCTAATTTGCTGGCATCAGTCGCTGCCTGCTCAAATCCTTGAACACCTTGCAGGCTTTCGGCCCCAGCCTGCACCGCCTTATCTACACCAAAGGTCGTTGCGGCAGAGGTAAGAGCCTTCATTGGGTCAAAGTCTTCGCCCATCAAACCAGAACGGATACCCTCTGTTGCCAAGCCTTTGCCAGCCATCAATGCCGCTTTCCCTACCAGCCCACCACCGAGACCGCCCAGTGAAGTCAGAGCGCCAGTAAGAGTACCGCCAAGAGCGCCACCAGTTAGAAAGCCACCAATACCAGTGGCTAATGCGCTACCACCAAGGCTGCTAGCAAGTGCAGCCAAAATAGGAAGGAACGCCTCAGGCTGCCCCGTTTCAGGGTTGATGGTTAGCTCCCCTGTAGGCGACAGTGATGCAAGACCTTCGACCTCAATCGGGTTCATGTGAACCAGCATTGAATCTCCGTATCGTCCCTGTCGGGCCATCTCTTCAGCCATTGGCTGCATTGGGTAAGGGGCTTGTTGCATATTCATTAGGTGGTCTCCACGCCAAATATGTTGAAGCTTATATCTCCAGAACTAGCGTAGACCTTCACGACATCTGCCTGAGACAGGCACATGCCAATCACAACAGTCCTCGCGGTACTACCAGCTATTGCTTCGTTGAAAAAAATGAATTGTTTGTCATCTGCACTAGCACCAGCTACGTGAATGCTGACTCTGAACGAGCCAACCAAAGCGTTCTGATTGCAGATGACGAGGGAACTTACTGTAGTCTGGGCAAGATTGGGCACCGTGTACAACGTCGTAGTGGTTGTTGCGCTAGGGTTTACCTGTCCCAAAACCTTGATTACGTCTGTCACGAGGCACCCATTAGAAGAAACTGATGTCTACGCATAGACAGTGAACCTTGCTTATCACCCTGCGTCTTTGCGATATTGATATCGTTCTCGACTCTATTCAGGGCAAGCTCAAGAGCACGACGGGTGTACGCCTCATTTTCTTGTCGGTACTGTGGATCTGGGACAGGCAGAGGCTGTTCAAGTATGCTCATTAGCGTCTACCGTCCTGTCTCATGTCAAACCTCAAATCACCAAGCCTCCAGCCATAACCTAAGCCGTTGCTTTCTACACGTACTTTTGTGTGTCTAGCTCTGGCGCGAACATGAGACTGCTTTGTTGTGTTACTGATCGTTGACGTGGTCAACGTGCTTGCCTCTTCCAAGGGGAAGTCACTGCCCTTGAGGGTAAGATCTATCGAGGCATCACCTTCTTGTCCTGTAAACGCGAAGTCAGGGATGATCCGTTTAATAAACATGAAGCTATCGCCATCCCCAATCTCAAGGTCACCAGACTCAACAAACGCATTCATCGCTGATCCGTCATCGTCAAACCCGACTTCATGCTCGTACAAGATGTTTGACTTGTCAGGAGTATCAATCGCACTCGTCGCCAGCGGCCTATTCTCAATTGACCGACCACCGTATGCGCCCCTAGCAAGAGTGCCAACTGCCCACAGGTTCTCTGCATAATTGTACGAGACGTAGTTCGTTACGTCTGTGTTGCCCTCTCCGACTGGATAAAACCAGATTACCTCAGAGTATTCATTGTTCTCGGCAGCAAAGACTTTGAATCGTTGAGATACATTCAGATTATCGAACACATGCTCTAGCACGGAACATGGCAGCGGTTGAACAGACCCGTTGTAAAGATAAAAACCGCCTTGATCCATGAAATAAACAGAGCCTCTGGCGTTCACAGCCGCCTTAGGCGATATCATGGATATGTCTGTGCTAACAGTAGAGAACTGAAACGTAAATGGTGCCCCGACAAATCGCATGGAGTGAAGGCTCACGTCAGTCCAGATCAGTATCTCTTGCCTAGCTTGAACAGCGCCAATAATTTCAGATCCTGAGTTAATCCGAACACCGCCAGCAGTGTTGGTCGCTGTAGGAGTCCAATCTGCTGCATTTTGTTGATCAGAGAATCGAACAAACAACGGGTCAACTGCTGCGCTTCCAATTGGGTTGGAGCCAAAAGCGATGACGTGCTGATCGACATCTGACACCATAACCTGCAAGGCAACCGTTGGAACATCAGATGCCCCGGACAAGGATGTTGCGTTAACTGCTCTTGTTCCCACACCAACTGACTCGTCCCAGTAATAGATCCCGCCACCACGAGCATTAAAAATAAGATCTTCGCCAAAGTTATCTTGGCTCCACAAACGCAATTGACCGGCAGCAGAGATAGAGCTTGCGCTACCAAACGTGCTTACGCCCCAAGCCTCAGAACCCCA